CTGGTTTGGTACACTAGGTGAAGCTGACCAGAGTGCGTTTGACCACACACAGAGTACAGGCGCGATTGATGTCGCAGCCGTCATGTGGCTTGAAGCGCTGGAAGTCCCCCGAGAATTTATCGATCTGTTGCTTCTCTGCAGCAAAATCCGGTACAAAATCAAGCATGAGAGGCTTGAGGTTATCGGAGCCGCTGGTACCCAGCTACCCACTGGATTTATGTGTACCACTAGTTTGAGCAGTGTAGACTGCATTTTCATGTACGTACGATGGTTGTACATGGTCCAACTCAGACCGACCATAACTTTGGCCGAAGTAGGGGAGGACCTTGGCTTTACGGTCAAAGATCAACGACGGGACCACCCTCATCAAATAACTTTTTTGAAGGGGTGGTGGACTGTGAATGAACACACCCGCGATCCTTTGTGGATGCCTCTGCCTTCTGCAGTGCTGAAACTCGGGAAGTTGCTTAGATCGCCCCGCGAGATATGCCGTGTTAAGAACAACGGCAAGTGGAGTCAGCCTCCGCTGGAGAAGGCTATAGCGCAATGCGCAGTGGCCATTGCTCTTTCTTACGGAAACGTACCGAAGAGATACCCGATTTTGGGTCCATTCTTGTGGAAGTTGCGTCAGCTGGGATATGATGGCCTTGGAGGGCCTACAGGAGCTCAGTATAGGACGATTAGCTTTAACGCTGTCAATGAATCTGCGTGGCATAAGACCCGCATTGATATCGGATGTGTTGACATCGAGATGGCTAGGGAGGCAGTTTGCGTGAGATATGCTCTCACGTTGAGCGATTTGCAACGCGTAGAAGAGTTGCTTTCCCGAATCAATACTCTACCAGCCTATATCGAAGATCCGGTCTTTGATAAGTTGGTGGAAGTTGATTACCAGTAGGTAATAACAAAGGCAACGCGGTTGTGCAACTAATAAGCACTCCGAAGGGCGAACATTCCCTCCTACGTGAACCTGAAATGGTGTGTCCAAGACCCAGATTGATAATCTCCTCTTGGCGGGGAACTCTACAAAAAGTCAAATTTTTGTCTAGGATAGAGCGCAGCATCAAAAGCCGCGTATCGTTTGAATCCTTTTTGTCACTATACCCTCGAAGTTAGTGAAGAGTTA